GTAGGTAGGCGTGAATCATTACTAACACGGGGTTCCAAACGTGCTGGGGCCACAAGATAAGGAAATACTATGAATTTACAAAATATTCTAGAAACAAATATTAGTGGTGCATCTTCTTCAATTAAAAAAGCTTTTTCTGGAGTTCACAAAGAACTAGAAGGACTTTCTAAAATTGATCTAGGGACACCAAATTATAACCAAATTAAATTAAATACAGACCAAGACTTCAGTCCTTTTGTCAAAGGTGCAGTAGTGTTAGCCAGCACAGCAGCAGGTGCAGCAGGAGGGGTATTTATTGGAAGTCCTCTAGCAGGAGCAGTTGCAGGTGCAGAAATTGGTCAAAACCTAAATCAGAATCTATTAGGTTCCCGATATGATCCTTCTGTAGACGGGGGGAAGATTCAGCAAGCAGTTATTGGAACAACCGGAGATATTCAGCGTGAAGCAGTAAATATTGGAAAAGGGATTCAGCAAGCAGCAATTGTCAATACCAGTGATTTACAGGAAAGAGCAGTTGATTTTGCAGACAGAAATGATTTAGGTAGAAATGAAACTTTAGAGAAGTGGGCTCAAGAAGTAACGCACACAGTAGAACAAGGTGCAGCAGAAGCAACAAAAGTTGCAGAAACCAATGCTGCAGGAGCAACAGCCGAAACAGAAAAATTAGCAAGTGGCATCACCACTACTGCAGAAGATGCCGCAGACATTGTTTCTACAATTTATGATGCCTTAACGGGAAAAGCTGATGATCAAGAGCCTTTAGATGCAGTAACAGCAGATTTTGATACAGATGATTTAAATCCAGAGGATTCTCCAGAAATGACAAAACCTTTTGAAGAAACAGAAACATCTACATCAAAAGATGATGCAATGACAGAAGAAGAACGATTAGCAATGATTCGTAGGTTATTATTAAATAGATACGGTAGAGAAGACACAATTTTAGGTGGTGGCAAAGACACCCGAAACCGTAGGACATATGCCTTATGAGTAAAGCTGCAGAATGTATAGCCGAATATGAAGCTTTAAAAGGGGATCGGGGGAACTGGGAAAATCAGTGGCAAGATATTGCAGAATTGATGATTCCAAGGAAAGCTGATTTTACAAATCATTTTCGGGCATCAGGCGAACAACGTAGAAGTAGAATCTATGAATCTACAGCAGTTAGAGCCGTAGTACGGGCTGCTAGTGGTTTACACAACACACTAACGTCTAATACCGTTCCTTGGTTTTCTTTAGAAGCGGAAGATCCCCAGATCAGTGGAGACAGGGATGTACGTTTGTGGTTAGAAGAAGCAGCCAGAATTACCAATTCTGTATTTAATTCACCTACTTCTAATTTTCATTCTGCAATACATGAATACTATATTGATTTAATTGCTTTTGGAACAGGAGTGTTGTTTGTTTATTTTGATGAAGAAGGCCCACAATTTAGAAGTTTCTTCTTAGGCAATTGTTATTTAGCAGAAGACAAAAGCAATAAAATTGATTCGATATACAGAACTTATTTTGACACAGCACGATCCTTAGAGCAGCAATTTGGCAGTAAGCTAAGTGATCCAATCAAAAAAGCAGCAAAGGAAGAACCGTTCAAGGCTTTTGAGATTTTGCATGTAGTCAAACGCAGAAGTGGAAGTTACGGCAAAACACAGAAGTCTAAGCCGTATCTATCCTATTATATTGATATGACTACTAATGACATTATCAGGGAAAGTGGTTTTGATGAATTTCCTTTTATATGTTCTAGGTGGCATAAAAATTCACAAGAAGTTTACGGAAGGGGGCCAGGGGTAGAAACTTTACCTGATGTACGCATGATTAATGAAATGGAAAGAGTTGGGCTTATTTCATTACAAAAAATGGTAGATCCTCCGTTATTAGTGCCTGATGACGGAATGTTATCACCAATTCGTACCAGCCCAGGTGGATTAAATTATTATCGTTCTGGGTTAGGGCCACAGGATAGAATTACACCTTTAGACACTAGAGGTAGATTAGATCTATCAGAACAAAAAATAGGCTTAGTACGAAATAATATTGAAAGAGCCTTTTATTTAGATTTATTGGAATTGCCTTCCAACACAGCACCAGACGGTGACATATTACGTTTCAGTGCAACAGAAATAGCAGCAAGTAGATTTATTGGAATTGCCTTCCAACACAGCACCAGACGGTGACATATTACGTTTCAGTGCAACAGAAATAGCAGCAAGACAACGAGATAGGCTACAAATCCTTTCGCCAATTGTAGCAAGGCAGGAATCCGAAATGTTAGGGCCACTGGTACTGAGAACCTTATCAATGTTGATTAGGAATCAAAAGTTACCACCACCACCACCAGTATTGGTAGATGCAGATATTAAAGTAGCCTATTCGAATCCGGTATCGGTATCACAAAGAAGTGGGGAGTTAGCAAGTATTAATCAGTTGATTCAGTTTTTAGTACCGTTTGCTCAAATAGATCCTTCAATTATGCAGAGAGTGGGGAGTTAGCAAGTATTAATCAGTTGATTCAGTTTTTAGTACCGTTTGCTCAAATAGATCCTTCAATTATGCAGAGTTTCCAACCAAATCGGGTTGCCGAACTAGCAGCAGAAATTCTTAAAGTCTCCCCAACCGTATTTAAAACCAATGAAGAAAGGCAAGCAGAAGCAGCACAACAGCAACAGCAAGAGCAGATGATGCAGGAGATGCAACAAGCTCAAGCCGTAGCACAACAGCAGAATCTAATCAGCGAATCTAGAAAAAATGAGGCACAAGCCTTATTAAATGAATCTAAAGCCCAGATGCCTTCATGATTAAAAAATATGAGACACCAGAAGACAGAGAAGCAGAAGAAGAAATACGCATATTACTGGAACAGAAACTTAGTTCTTACGGAGTATCTGTCAATATTTATCCAACAATTGATTTTTACCCTGCAGATTGGATTATTGAATTACCGAATCGACAGAAGGTACTAGCAGAGTTTAAGAGAGCAACCTATCCTGCAGTAAAGTTTAATCGGGAAGGTTTGACAATGCCTTTAAAAAAGTATCAGGAAATAAGGATGATTTGTCATTCAACAGCAATTCCGTTTGCTGCATTCTTTTTAACAACAGATTATTTGTTTTCTTTTATCACTTGTCATTTTGAAGTACCCAACACAGGAGTCATCAAATATAAAAATTCAGACCGATACAATGTTTTAGTCAATTTTCCTTTTTCATTACTTACAAGGTGGTGATGTGAATGAGATAGAAAGACATGATTTATACAAAACGGTGTTTGATTCTCCAAACGGACAATTGATCGTCAAAGATTTATCTGATCGACATCGTGTGTTTCAAACAACGTTTGTAGCCAATGATCCCTATGCAACAGCCTTTAACGAAGGCAGAAGAGCAGTGATCTTAGATTTGATTCGTTTTATTAATCACGATTTAGAATTTATCCAAGAAGTAATGAAGGAACGTCATGCAAGAGAACGTAGAAGCTATACCGAATGAAGAAGTTGCTGTTGAAGAAGCACCCAGTTTTAATCCCCAGGATTTATCAGAAGATCTACGGGATGAGCCTTCATTAAGAAATTTTAATGATGTCAACAAGTTAGCAAAATCCTATGTACATCTTGTAAAGAAGCTAGGAGTTCCTGCAGAAAACATCATCAAGATTCCAAATGAGGGAGAGAGTTGGGATGAAGTATATAATCAATTAGGCAGACCAAGTGATCCAGCAGATTACGGAATCCCCAACAATTCTGAATTATCAAATGAATTACACAAACTTGGAATTAATAAATCGCAAGCAGAAGGTATTTACAACTATGTTAAGAACAAAGGAGAAACGGCAGATACAATTTCAAAAGAACAATTTAAGGAACAGCAAACAGAAGCAATCAATCGGTTAAGAGGAGAGTGGGGAGAAAACTTTGATAGTTATGCAACCAAAGCACGGCAAGCTTTTCTTCAATTAGCAGATGCAGATACGGTTAATTTAATAGACCGAACCGGATTAGGAAACCAACCAGAAATTGTAAAAATATTTCATAAGGTTTCTCAAATCTTAGAAGAAGACGGTTTATTAAACACAGACATTGGTGGAGTAGGTGCAGGAGGCAAAGCACAGATGCAAAGCCGATTAGCAGAAATTATGAAGTCTGATTCACCGTATTGGAACAGGACACATCCTGATCATGACAATTATGTAGAAGAAGCATTGAAATTAAGAGAAATAATGTTATAGTTTTTTTACTTAGTTGATTTACTAAGCCTCATGCAGGAAAAGGTTAGGATAATCTATTCGACCCACACCTGTGCCACGGAAACCTACCTAATAGGACAACTCCGATTCAATAGCATGAGAATTACAAAATTCTTATTGTATTTGGAGTTGTTATGTCTTTTGAGATTACAAAACAATTTGTAGAACAGTATTCTGCAAACGTACAGCATCTTGTTCAGCAACAAGGTTCACGATTACGGGGAGCAGTACGAATAGAAGTTCAACGTGGGAAAACAGCATTCTATGATCAAATTGGTCAACAAACTGCTGCAATTAGAACCACTAGAGGTGCAGATACTATTCTAAATGATACCCCACATGCCAGACGTTCTGTCACAATTCAAGATTATGAAGTAGCTGATCTAATTGATGATCAAGATAAGCTAAGAATGATACATGATCCCACATCTACTTATGCTCAATCACAAGCATTTGCAATGATGAGAGCAATGGACGATGTTATCATTACAGCAGCCACTGGAACAGCATATACAGGAGTTTCTGGTTCTACCGCAACTGCATTGCCTGTCAGTTCTAAAGTAGCAAAAAACTATGTAGAATCTGGTGCAGCAACCAATAGCGGTTTAACAATTGGGAAGCTACGCAGAGCAAAGTATCTATTAGATTCTCAGGATGTTGATCCTTCAATTCCTAGATTTATTGTGGTTCATCCACAACAGATACAGGATTTGCTACAGAATACAGAAATCACATCAAGTGATTTCAATGTAATTCGGGCTTTAGTAGCTGGGGATGTTGGAGCATATATGGGCTTTAATTTCATCACTAGTAACCGATTAGCCAAAGACGGTAATGACCGTACATGTTTTGCATTTGCAATGGACGGTATCCTATTAAGCATGGCAAAAGACGTTACTGTTAGAATTGACCCAAGACCTGATAAATCCTATGCTACACAGGTTTATGCTTGCATGAGTCTAGGTGCTACTCGAATGGAAGAAGAAAAGGTTGTTGAAATCCTATGTGTAGAATCTTAATAGAAAGGAACTAACTTATGGCTAATGTTAACACACAAAAAATGACAGATGTTACAGCAGTACCGTCTGTTATGCTTAAAGCTGCAGAAGCACACGGTAGAATGCGTGTGTGGTATGACAGTTATACAGCTTCTGCTGTTGCAGTCGATGATACAATAACTTTTGCTAGACTACCCAAGGGGGCAACGGTCTACAATGTTCGTATCACCACTGCAGCATTAGGTGCAGGAGTCACTTTACAAGTAGGTGATAGTGGTGATGACAACCGTTATATTGTTGCAACTTCAGCATCATCAGCAGCAGTTATTAATACGACTGCAGCATCAATTGCAACAATGCCTTATACTTTGACAGAACAAACAGATTTGTTTATTCAAGTAAAAGGCAATCCAGCTAACGGTGTTATTAAAGTAATGGTTGAATATAGTCTAGGTGATTAATGACTAGTGTTGTCCAAATATGCAATATTGCTTTATCCAATATTGGGGAACAAAGGATATCTGCATTAACAGACAATACAGAACGGGCAAGGCTCTGCAATCTTCGTTTTGAGGATTGCAGGGATGCAGTACTAAGAAGTTACCCTTGGAAGTGTGCAGTAGCGAGAGTGGCCTTAGCCTCAACCACTACTGCACCAGCTTGGGGATTTACTTATCAGTATGTATTACCGTCTGATTGTCTCAGAGTTTTGGATATAGAAGATTATGACCAGCCTTATGAAATAGAAGGCAAATTTATTGTAACTGATGCAACATCAGTCAAATTAAAATACATACAACGTATAGAAGACCCGAATCAATTTGATTCTTTATTGATACATGCAGTTGCCTTAAAACTAGCATCAGAACTAGCAGAAGCAGTAAGTGGCAGAGCCGATTTACGGGACAGGATGCTATCAAAGTATTTGCAGGTCATTTCTGAAGCAAGAGGAGTTGATGCTACAGAAAGATCAATGCCAGAGGAACTAACTGCAGATTTATTCATTAACAGCAGATTAATAGGTTCTACGGTTAGAAGAGCAAAATTCTCATCAGAGATATAAATGAGAGTTCAAGCAGTACAATCTTCCTTTGCAGACGGGCAAATCAGCCCAAGAATGCAAGGCATGATCGAATTAGAATCTTACAAATCTTCAGTAGCTCAATTAGAAAATTTTGTTTCTTTGCCACAAGGTTCGATCACCAGAAGGCCAGGAACCTATTATGCGTCCCCTACAAAGAATAACGGACAAGCGAGGCTGATTCCGTTTTCAAGAGGACAAGGAGTATCTGCCGTATTAGAAATCGGAGCAACGTCTTCTGTCAATAATGCCTACATCCGTATCTTTTCTAATGACGGGCCTGTTTTCCAAACAGGAACCACCACACCTGTAGAAATCACAAACATTACATTATCCAGTGGAACCACACCAATTCCTTGGGTTTTGTCAGATCTAATCGACATCAATTTTACTCAATCGGCAGATGTCTTATTTATTTGTCATCCGCTTTATCCTCCTCTTCGATTAAGCCGCAACAGTGCAGTAGATTGGGTAGTCGAATACCTATCTATTGAAAACGGGCCTTTCCAATCAGTAAACACAACAGACACCCAGCTTGCTGTCACCGGAGCAACGTTATCTTATGAAGAAGTAGGCAGCATATCTCCTTCGGCTGCAGACCAAACAACCGATACATTTACCTTTAATAATCATCCTTTTGTCAACGGACAAAAAGTAAGGGTATCGGTCAAAGATAGTGGAACTTACGGATCACTAAGTATTACAAGTGGTGGAAATGTAATTCGATACATCACCACAGCAACCCAAAATACATTTAAACTAGCAACCTCCAGAACAGCAGGAGCAATTGATTTAAC